TCTCTTCTAGGAAGCCAAAAATCTTCAAGCATCGACATAAATTTTCTATCGTCTCTAATTTCGCCGGTACCAGAATCGTAAACAATTTTATTTCTATATCTGGCCATAATATCTTTTAGATATTGTTCTGCTTTAATTTTGGGCAAATTGCCCACATCAATATAAAATATTCTTCTTTCAGGTGCTCTAGCTAATCTATAAATTACTAAAGCATCTTCCATCATTTTTAATTGATTTGTGGGTTTAATAGCTTTATGTAAGTAACTCAATACCATATTACGTTCTAAATCCATAATACCGGAAGGAACGAATGTTATAGAATCAACAGCAATTTTTATTCCTTGATTATTAGTATTGCCATAATTATTAAAATAAGGTCCGCTATTAACACCCTTGTCGTTATATACGTAGAATTCATCTATTGTTTTAATAATTTCTACGCCAGTTGTCATTTTTTCTTTTTTAATATCTCGAACTTTTTTAATTTTTCGAGGATCAATTTGTCTTAGTTCAGTTATGCCCTGTTTTGGGTCTTTAACATCTATGACTTTTTGGTAAAATAATCTACCATCGACATACCAACGTCTAAATAATTCATGAGATTTATTATTAAAATCTAAAAGAGTTATTATTCTATCAAATTCTATTTTTATAGCTTTCTTAATGGATAGAGAAACATCCAATCCATCTAAATTTAATGTTACTGGGGGTTCATCGTCAACAGATGCGATAGCTTCAGTTATTATTTCATCTATAGCCGAAGAACAATCAGGGTATAAAGATACTTCTCTATATTTAGATATTAATTCTGTTTCAGATTTAGATGTAGCATCAAGATCAACATAGGTGCCAAAATAACCACCTGCTTGTACAGTCGTGGCGCCATCCTCAGAAACAGGAGTTACGAAAGATTGATTCCGTAACCCCTCTTTCTTTGGATCATTACGAGTAATATTAAAACCAAATAATTCCATAATATTCTTTCAATTATTAAACAGTTATAAAGGTCTGATACTGAAAAGTCACAGAAAATGTAGATATTTGATCATTCTGCGCAAAGTCCAAACCAACAGAACTAATGTCTGAAGGGAAGGCACCTAACATCGCATATCTTTTCAATTGTCTACCATTTCTGTCCAACTGAATAACTTCTATAGTAGTTTGGTAACCAGCAAATCCATTAATATCTAATGTAATTGCTTGTTTGTTTAAACGGTTATCCATACCATTCATCCATTCTTCTAATGCATTTCTAATAGAAAATGTTGCATCATTAAGAACTGTACATGTAAATGGAGTGAAAGAAGTGTCGCCCGCAAATTTTACTTCTCTTCCTCTATAATATACTGGTGCTACCCCTATAGTACTACTTGGCAATTCTGCAGCATTGACTAAAAATTGAGATTTTTGCCCTGCAGCCCTTCCTGTAGTGACATAATTTGGGAAATTTAATTCTACTCTAAACTGATTAGGACGAGCTCCCCCGTTAACTAATTCAGATTTAAAGCGTTCTACGTTAAATAGTGCCATTTATATCTCCTGATTTAAGCGCCAACTTCTTCAAATGATATTCCGGTCCTTGTAGCAATAAAATTCAATTGAATGAAGTTAATTGCTCTCGCGGGCTTAATGAAAATGTCTGCAACAAATTCATTTCTATCAATTACTTCTCCAGTATTATTTGTCTCATCACAAACAACCTTAAAGTCAGTAATGCCTCTGCGTCCCTGAACATCTCTTAAATAAGGTTCAACTAAATTTCTAAACTGTGAGCGAGTAAATGCATCGTTGAATTCGAATAATTGGAATTTTGATGCAGTTGCAATTGCTTTTTCTAGAACAATAAACAATCTACGTACATTGATTCTATCAAATGCGCTGGGCTTTGCCTGTAGTGTCTTATCGCCGAATAAAACAGTACCTTGTCCGGGGAATGATACAACAGGATTTACACCATTTTTATAAAGAGTGTCTCTATCAGCTTTTGAAGGGGTATATGCTAATTTAACAACATTTTTAATAATACCCCTATTTAAACCTGCAGGTGAGAACCAAGGATCTGCCACAAAGTCGGTTCTTGCTGCTAAACCTGCGGTATCACCGTTCATTGGCACCCAACGATATTTATCATTGTAACGATCATATTGGTATTTCCAACCTGAATCCATTACACCATAAGATGAACTGGTTACGTTTGCTCTAGTATTAACAATTCTTGTCGCTTGATTTGTAGTATTAACTACATCAGTCATTTGAGGAGATGAAAATACTACGCAATCTTTTCTAACTTCTGCAATACTACCAATTAAATAATTTACTGTTGATACTGCGGCATCGCCGGACATTAGTAAACTAATATCATATTTTTCATCATTTGCAAACTCTGAATACGAATTTTGCACGTTTGCAGCCGAGGTTGAATCACCAGAAACGCCATATGCTAATGATGTTGTTATTGCTGAAGCAAGTTTATAATAAGAATAGCCGGAAGCTACATCTGCACCCCATGCAACTACACTACCTGTAATTTCTGCATTTGCAACAGCTATTACTGGATGATCTAACCACCAAACATATTTTGATTGGTCGTTAATTACATCTTTATAATAATTGCGGCTACCGTCTGTTTTAACTGCATCAGGATTTTTAGAAACAAATGCAAATTTTTCTAGAATTGTTCCTCTTTCCCCTGTCCATAAACCATCTTCGTCAACAACTATTACATGCATTTCGTCACTTGAAAATACACCTGTTAATGCGTTTACATAAGATGATGTATTAGGGGCAGAATCAAATTGTGCAGCATATGTCCAAGCAGCAAAAGATCTCTCATCTGCTATAGATACTTTTAATGAATTGCCTAATGCGCCAGGATATTTAGATGACCAAGTACCATAATCATAATTATTTGTAGAAGAATGATTTTGTTCATAATCTTCAGAATTTGTAATTATGATTGAGGAATTTGCCATTACTGCTGTAGCAGTTACGTTAGCTAATGCAGCAGCTGTTTGATTATTTGTGATTGTAACTGTAGGTGCAGTATTATAACCTGATCCTGCAGATGTTATAGTAATAGATTCTAACGTATTAGCATTTACTACAGCATAACCTGAAGCAGTTGCTCCACCTGGTAACATAGGTGCGGAAAAAGTAACAGTAATATTAGCATTGCTATTACCAGATCCACCGCCCGCAAAACTATTATTTAATGTTAAACCAGTGCCAGATAATGTTACGCTACCTAGTATTAATTTTTGTGATGCTGTTGAATTTCTGGCAACACTCAAATCTGCTGAACGTATTACTTTTAAGTCGTTTCCATAAGATAAAAAATTAGCAGCAGTAAAAAATGATTTAAATACTGTATCATTTGGTTTACCAAAAATTTCAACTAGTCTATTTTCGGATTCAACAGTTGTAACCTGATCAACTGGACCCCATTGAAATGCCCCTGCATATGCACCCGTTGAAGTAGCAACAGCAGGAACTATAGATGTTAGGTCTTTTTCAGTTACCAACACGCCAGGTGAAAGCTGAAATGCCATCTTATTCTCCTTAGATTCTTTTTATATTAGCCATGATAAACTAACTATTTACCTTTTATTTATAAAAAGTAACATTTAGACACTTTCCAGCCATCTTTTACGCATTTTTAGTATTTCGTCATTGGGTTCGCCATTAAACCATAAATCTCCGGCCCATATTTCTGGCTTTTCTTCTTCTTTTATACCGGTATTAATAAGACCAAACGGAGTCAATTCTTCTTCAATATGTTTAGATTGTGCTTCAAATAATTCTTTTCTAAGGTTAGTATCTGTCAAATCTTTAAAAAATGCTTCATTTGATAACCAAGCAAATAATACTAACGTCATAACTAAATCATCATGATATCCTTCATCTGCCTGGAATGATCCTCGTTGCTCTATAAATGTAGAAAGTTCAGAAATAATATCAGAATCGGCTACTAATAATTTATTATTTTCAATTAAATTTTTCAAAACGCTACAACCAACTCGTTTAACTTGTTTGGTTGTTCTAATACCTGGGATTCCCTTTGTTGCTGTTATATATGATCCAATTTTGTTGTCAGTTTGTGTAAAAAACAGATTTTCATATTCAAGGTCGGAATATAATATATCTGCAACTTGTTGTCCTATGTCATTAACTTCAACTAAACAATAAGCATTATTATAATCTTTTGCAATTTTATAAATTATATCTGGATATAACAGAGGCGATATTTTATTGTTTCTATATTTTGCTACAATGTCATAAGGAAATTTAGTTATATCAATTACAGAAAATGCAGAATAATCGCCACCTACGCCCCTTGATGTATCAACTGAAATAATGTATTTGTTTTCCTTTACAGGTGGTACTAAAATATCTAAACCGTCTTTACTAAATTCATATTGCTTAGCAGACATGCGAGCAATCGAATCTGGTGAAACTAATGTATTTGATGAACCAAGAAATTTACATAAAACTTCTTGATTGAATTTAAGTTCGCCGAGCAGAGCACGTTGTTCATCTGCCCATTCATGTGTTCTTCCTGGTATTTCCCAATATGGTATAAATAAAGGTTTAAATCCATTTCTGTCATTTTCTGCATCATTCCAAAATTTCCAAAAATGATTATATCCCAATGGGGTGGATGATAGTAATATTTTAGTAGTTTCACCTGAAGAAATTGTTGGATATACTGAAGTAAAAAATTGTTCTGCTATAGTGTTTGGAATCATTGCTGCTTCATCAATGTAAAGCCAATTTACAGATTTACCTCTAATACCGGAAGCACTTGTTGCCGCAGTCATAACAATAGAACCATTTTCTAATTCTACATCACCTTTGTTCCAGGTTTTAACACCTTGTTGCATCCATATGGGAAGATTTTCATACATTATCTGATAGCGATACATAACCTCGCGAGCAGCTGAAGATTTATTTGCTAATATAGCAACCGTTTTTCTTTCCTGAAACAA